TTATTTGTATACATTGTAATAAAAAAATTGAAACCTTAATAGGTTTAAGGTCACATTCGGCATTATCACATAATATGACATCTGAAGATGTTTATCTAAAATATGTGTGTAATGGTATTCCCCCCCTGTGTGAATGTGGTTGTGGTGAGACACCTAAATTTAAAAGTTTGGTAAAAGGTTATTGGAGATTTGTAATGGGTCATCATAATCGGGTACCAGGAAAAAACAATTTCCATAAAAATCCTGAAACGCATAAAAAGGCTATCGAAACTCAAAAAAAGAATTGGAAGGAAGGTAAGTATCGTAGGTGGTGGGAAAAAAACGATGAGGAAACATTAAGGAAGATAGAAGGTATTAAATAAAATTTGTGTTTATAAAAAAATAAAGATTTTTATATTTAATCATAGGGTGTGTAAAGCCCTATGATTTTTTTATGGAACAAAGTATGTACAACCCCAATCCACTAACATTACCACATGACATTGTAAAATTACCATCTCAGGGTGTTTTTTATAAAAATAAAAAGAAAGCCCTTAAAGTTGGTTACCTTACCGCAGCGGATGAAAACGTATTAATGGGCGGAGGAAATAGTAAAGAAGGTCTAATAATAACGTTGTTAAGGTCTAAGATTTATGAAACCGACTTTAAACCTGAAGATTTACTTCAAGGGGATATGGAAGCTCTATTAATTTTCCTTAGAAATACAGCATTCGGACCTGAATATGTCATAACATTGACAGACCCTGAGACTAATAAAGAATTTACATCTACCATACTTTTGGACGAATTGTTTATAAAAGAAACAACAATTAAGCCTGGTGAGGATGGTACATTTACAACAAAATTACCAAAATCGGATATAACTGTTAAACTAAGACCTTTGACTTTCGGTGAACTAATGGAATTAGACAAAATGGCGGAAAGTTATCCTGTGGGAAGACCTGTTCCGAGACAAACTTGGAAACTTAATAAAATGGTTGTAGAAATGAATGGTAATTCAGAGCCAGGTTTTATTGCTCAAAACATAGAACAATTACCGATAGCGGATGCCAAATTTATAAGAAACTTTATAGATGAAAATGAACCAAGATTAGATTTAACAAAAATGGTAAAAGCCCCATCAGGAAAAGAGACAAAAGTTAACATTGTCTTTGGGGTTGAGTTTTTTCGGCCTTTCTTCTAATTATCGACCATCCCAATCGTGGGAATTTTATGTTTGTTCAAAACATTTGGGGGTTAACTATTCTGACTTCTTGAATCTACCTGTATTCTTGCGCCGATACATGATTAATGAACATTTGAAAGAGATTTCACCACCAGAAACTTAATTCTATACTATTTATATAAAAACCTAAAAACGAATGTTACAAGATAAAGGTCAAGAAAAATTAATTGAAGATAAAATTTATTCAATTGATACCTACATTCAAAGTATTGGAGATATGTTCTCCAATATACTTTCTAACATTCCATTACCAGGGACGGGTTTTTACGATGAACTAAATAGTTCATTTTCGGTTATGGAATCGACTGTTTCCAAACTTGCATCTCAATTCGGTGGTACTCGAGATTTGGCGGTTGCGATTAAACAAAGTATGGCTGAGTCGGCTGCGAGTGTAATACAATTGGGGGGTACATTACAAGACATTGCAAACATTCAATTAAGTGTTGTAAAGGCAACTCAAACTCAAACAATACTTAACAAAGATTATTTCCAAGATTTATATGCCATAAGTTCTTTGGTAAGTGACACGGGTAAAGTAAGTGCTGAGACAACTAAAGAAATTGTTTCATCATTTATTAATGCTGGTTATGGTTTATATAACATTAGTAGTGAAGTTTCAACAATTATTAATAACGCAAAAGAATTGGGTGTTACCACAAATTCGGTCTTTAAACAGGTTGCGGAAAATATGAATAAGTTAGCCCTTTATAATTTCAGTGACGGTGTACAAGGTATGGCCAAAATGGCAGCTCAGGCGGCCGCTTTGAGAATCGATATGAAAGATACTTTAACACTAGCCGACCAATTATTCAAACCTGAAAAGGCAATTGAAATGTCAGCGGCATTCAGAAGATTAGGTGTTAGTGTGACTGAGTTGTTAGACCCATATAAGTTGATGGATATGGCAAGAAATGACCCTGAAGAATTACAGAAGTCTATTTTAAATGCCACAAAATCATTGGTTGATTTTGATGAGAAAAATCAAAAAATGAGAATATTACCTGGTGCTCAAGGACAATTAAGAGAATTGGCTGAAGCTATGGGAATGCCTGCTGAAAAATTGGCACAAATGGCATTGAATGCGGGTGATTTGGAAAGAAAAATGAGTCAAATAAGATTCCCATCACAATTTGCGGATGAAAAAACTCGAACAATGATTGCTAATATGGCACAAATGAGTGGTGGGTCATATGTTGTACAATATGAGGATTTAAGAGGTGAAAAAGTTACTAAGTTAGTATCGGAGTTAAAAAAAGAAGATGTTGAGGCATTGCAAGCTATGAATGTTAATATGGGTAAGAGTGCAATGGAATTACAAAGAGAAGCTAATGGATATTTGAAAAGTATGGCTTTTGATTTGGCGGCACAAAGGGGTGTTGTACCAAGGGCGTTAGCCGCATCTCGAGGTTTCGAAACGATGCAAAAAAGAATTTATGAAACTGTAAAACCAGCATTGGATATACCAGCCACAGTTTTAGGTTTAAAAAGAGATGAAAGAACAGGAATGTACCAATCTACAGGTTCTGTAGAAAGGATAGTGGATAGTTTTGAAAAACTTGTTAGTGAAAAAGTGTCAGAAGCAATAAAAAGTGGTAAACAAATAGATTTTGGGGATTTGTTCAAAGGTATAAGAGAAAAATTGGATAAGGCAGGGATTAAATCTGACGCAAGTATTGAAGATTATTTGAAAAAGGCTAAAGAAACTATCAAAAATGTTTATGACCAATATAAACCAAGTGTTAGTTTTAGTAACCCAAGAATGGATGAAATTTCAAATAGGTGGACTCAAACTAAAACTCAAGTTGCGGCACCAACTATGAAATCCGCGTTAGGTGCGGATAAAGTTGCGATGTTAGAAGCACCTACTCAGTCAAGAATTAGAGGTGACCAACAGTTAGGTACAGTTAAGGTAGATGGAAATATAAATCTAACAACACCAACAGACGGAATGATGAAAGATGCCATAGTAAGAACCTTAGATAGAAAAGAGGTTGCCGATAAAATAACTGCGATAGTATTATCGTCAACACAATTAAACGAGACGTTAAAAGGAAGTGGTAAAGCTAAAATTAGTTAATTAATCTATTTATAATAAAAAGATGCCAAGTTATTTAACTTTCCCATCAACGGAGCAATATAGAAAAGTATTAATGGCGAGAAATCTCGCACCATATACTGTGCCTGGTGTTTATACCCCCAATGTTAACCAAATTAATTATGAGGTTGTTTTGAGGGATGAAAGTGTTGTGGATTCCCCTGATGAGTTAATAGCTAAAGACCCATTTGCTGATTTATTATATCCCTTGAACCCATTTGGACCTGAAGGTGGTTTTAGTAAAACCATCAATGCGGGTGGATTGGCGAATACAAAATCGAATTTAGGGCCATACGATGTACAAGATGCGAAATTACCTGAACTGAGTTTACCTTACGAGAAACAAATACCAACTAATAATGTTTATACTAGTGGTAGAGAAATACAGTTATATTCGGTAGACAGTGATTTATTTAATGGTAATCCGAGTTCCAAAAATTTATTTATACCTTATTACGAGCCATGGAGTTTTGTTCCATCAACCTATACGGCATATGATATATTACTTCAGGATGACCCAAATGGTGATATGGGTAAGTTATCACAAGATTCTTTTATTGCTCAATTAGGTGCAAGACAATTAAAGAGTTTATTACAAGATAACAACGCCACACAATCACAAAACCGTTTGAATTCATTTAATGCGAATGTTTTAAGAGGTGTTGGTGCTGGTGCAACTTCATATTTAAGAGGTACTAGTAATCAACCATATACATCGTATAAAATAACTTTAGATGCCGATTATTTAGCGGGAAATTATTTAGGTAGATTATCGGGTTCTTATTCACCATCATCAACAATACCTGGGGATTATTTTGAGGATGAACAATATCTAAGATATCCTGGAACGGTAAATCAAATATCTAACGCACTTAACATTAAATCGATATTAGGTCCGATTAATCAATATTTGGGTCCTAAGGTTTTCAGAAGACAAACACCATCAGAAGTATTCATACAAAATACTGGGTCGGGACAAGTATCTCAATTATTTATTAGTTTAAACTATAACAAATACAAACCTAACTATAATAGAAACCTTTTACAAGACATTGGTCAAGGTGCTCTAAATGTATTGGGTTTATCAAGCCAAGTTGATGTTCCAACAAATTATTATGTGGGTTCATCGGTACAAGACCCAACTTTTATTGAGTCCCCATTAGGACAAGTACCTTATGATAGTTTGGGTAGAGATACACAATCAATTGTTGTTGGTCCTACCGAAATGTCAAATCTATTCGAAAACAACTCAACGAATGCCTTAAAATTTGGTTTGAATGGTAAGGCGTTTGAAGATGGTGCGGGATTATCTGGTGGATTGGTATGGAGTTCTCCTAAATATAGTAACGCAGGTTATAGAGCGTTAATTGGGGGAGACCAAGGAACTGAAAGTCCATCATTTAATGAGGTTAAATCTAAAATAGATACTGAATTAAGTATTGAATACGGATTTAAAGAAGGTTCGATATTAGATATTACTCAAAAACTTTTGGATTCAACACCAAGAGGTGGAAAAAGATTATCACACGTTGGTAACGCAATCAACCAACTGAGTAAAGTTTTTAATGACGGTTATAAGGAAATTACTAAAGGTTCTAAAGTATTATCATATGTAGACCAAAATGGTGCTGTTGTAGGAACAGAATATTGTAGAGTATTCACTAAAGATACTCCATATTATACATACCAAGATTTACAGAAGTATGATGGTAATATTAGAAAGTTCACTTATTCCGTATTGGATAATACCTTCAATTTGAATATCGCACCACTTAAAACAACATCAACATCAAGTTCAACAAATATTGTTAATGGAAGTGTAAAAAAATATATGTTCTCAATAGAGAATTTGGCTTGGAGAACTTCTAATAGGCCAGGTTTTACCGTTTTAGATTTACCTGAGTGTGAAAGAGGTCCGAATGGTGGTAGAGTTATGTGGTTTCCTCCATATGATTTAGCATTTTCAGAAAACATTACACCTAATTTCGAATCAAATAACTTTTTAGGTAGACCCGAGCCTGTTTACACATATAAGAATACTCAAAGGTCAGGGACTTTAAGTTGGAAAATAGTTGTAGACCATCCTTCAATATTAAATGTTATTGCGGATAAAGAATTAAAAAACTTAACCGACCAACAAATTAACGGTATTGTTGATTCATTTTTTGCGGGATGTAAGAAATATGATATCTATACGTTAGCGGCTAAATATAATACAATACCTATAAATGAATTGTATGCGATACAAGAAATAATTTTAAATGAAACCAGTTTAAAACCCGAGGACGTTGAAAGTATTTCTAATGTGGCATCAAAACAAACTGAAGATATTAAACAACAACCACCAAGTGTTGATTTAACAAAATATAATGGTTTGGCATATTATTTTGATAATGATTCTCCTGACCCAAATTCAACATCGACAACAACAACGGCTGATTATCTTACATTGTATAATGAGTATATCGGAAATAAATCGACATACGAGAATAATGCGCCAACAGAAAGTGATAAATCAAATATTGATAATTTCTTCACAAGTATTATTGAGACGAACTTTAAACAAAACGATGATTTATTAAATGATTTAGTGAAACTTTTTGAAGGTAATAGTACAGCAGATGGTAAAACAAATGCGTTTGTTACAATTACTTTACAAGGTAGTGCTTCGGCACCAGCCACTGCGGGATACAATCAGAATTTATCTGAAAGAAGAGCGTCATCGGTAAAAAACTATTTTACAAATTGGAATAGTGGTAAACTTGCTAAGTATATAACAAGTAATAATTTGGTTATACAAACATCGGGGACTGGTGAACAAGTACCTAATTTAAAAGTTCCTAATGCACCATATATCACGGCAAGTAATTGTACTGATTTGAAACCAAACGCAACACAGTACGAAAAAATCTACTCACCAAATGCAATGGCATGTAGAAGAGTATCTATGAGTATTTCAAATCCTAAGATAAATCCACCAGAAAAAAACCCAACAAATGATAATACTCAAACAACTCCAACTTCAAAAACACCACCTGGATACACACCAGCACAGCCAGTTCCTGCTAATATATCAACTCAACAAAAATTAAGAGATGGTATTAGTAAGAAAATTTTAAGAACACTATTATCAGAATGTAGTTATTTCGAGGCAATTCAGAAAGAAGACCCAATGTTTTATGGTTCTATTCAAAAACAATTAAAACATTTTAGTCCTGCTTTCCATGCGATTACGCCTGAAGGTTTGAACTCAAGATTAACTTTCTTACAACAATGTACTAGACCTGGAGATACTATCCCAACAATAGGTTTGGACGGTAAACCAAAATACACTAATTCAGTTAATACAAGTTTTGGTGCTCCTCCTGTTTTAATATTGAGGATAGGTGACTTCTATAATACAAAGATAGTTCCAACATCATTGAATATTCAATATGAACCGTTAGTTTTGGATATTAATCCTGAAGGTATTGGTGTTCAACCTATGATAGCAAAAATATCTTTAAGTTTTAACTTTGTTGGTGGTTCAGGGTTGAAAGAACCCATTGACCAATTACAAAATGCGTTATCATTTAATTATTATGCCAATACAGAAATGTACGATGAAAGAGCTGACGCTACAGACCCATCATATAAAAAAATAGATGCGGATGTTGTTAAAGCGATTTTAGACCAATCAAAAACATTGGGAGTAAATAATGTGAATAACAACATTAAAAATGATGGAGGAAAACCAATTGGTGACGTAGTTCAAATTGTACAATCGGATGCTGGTGCAAGTGGAAATACGACCTACCAAAAAATTATGGATGGTTTATTAACAAATGGTCAAAACTATATTAATTCGGTTTATAACAAAATAGTACAATTAACAAAAGATAATAACTTCCAAGTTTATACTTGTTTTATACAAGATAGGAAATACTCAAGTGGGGTAACAAAAGAATTTACAACACCGAAAGATTTAAAGATTGTAGGTAAACCATACGACATAGAGTCAAGAATTACAAAATTATTTGATGATATTAATAATGATATTGATAATGTTAAGAACGATGGGGACGATGGATTAGATTTTATCAAACAATTGTTTGTTCAAAACTATTCTAAGAACTCAGTGAAGAAAGTTAAGGAAAGTTTAAAAAATGCTGTCAATAAAAATAAAACAGATATTATAAATTCAACAACTTCAGTTTTAAATGAGATAACGAATTCACAAACTGATTTAGTTAGAACATTTAGAAAATTAGATATTATTGATTCATTAACCGATGGTTATATTCAAACAAATCAAAGTGCTGAAATCTATAATTTGACAGCAACAACTGAAGTACAATCAGGCGGAACATACGCAGATACCTACGCAGAATTAGTTGGGGATTATGATTTGGCCGTTGATAGTTTAAGTTCCTTTTATAACGATTTGAAATCATCAGGATTTATTGAGATAGAATATAACACTGATAATTTAAGACTTTATGATGATGGAAATACATTGGGTGTTGATTCTTGTTGTATAAATCAAGAAAAGAGATTTTATATGGCAATGTCAAAAGTGATACTTGACCCTAATAAATTGAATTCATTTATAGAAGAAATTATACCTAAAGATATTCAGACACAAAATGTCGGTGGAAAATCTATTTTAGATTTCACCAAAGATTATTTTTCACAAAAAAGAAATTACTATCAAAGAGAGTATACAGCAGAACAAAAATTTGTGAAAAATTTTGAAACTACAAGTAATTATAAAGACAAGTACAAAACTTGGAAACCATTTGTTTCGGGTAAAGTTCGAAAATTCTTGTTCAGCGGTTATGTTGATGGAACATCCACACAAGTAACTTATTTACAGAATTTATATAAAGACGGAAACTCAAATACAAGTGACCAAACATTCAACGGAAAAAATAAACTTAACTAATGAGTGATTTATATTTCAATCGGTATAGAAACTTTCTTATTAATGGAGAACAAACAGTTGTTCCATTTGTAAAAGTCCCTGCAAAGGCAACTGATAAGAAATATTTTTATAAAGTTGGTGTAAGTAGGTTGGATAAAGTAAGCCAAGAGTACTATGGAACACCATTATTTGGATGGATTATCCTTTTGGCTAATCCTGAATATGGGGGATTGGAGTGGAACATTCCTGATAATGCTCTATTGACAATTCCATTTCCTTTAATAGCTTCAGTACAAGATTACGAAGCTGAGTTAAATAATTACTTCTTCTATTATGGTAGATAACAATGAAAATGTATTAGTAGAATATGACTATCAAAACGTTATATTAGTTGACCCCAACAAAGTTTTTGATAGTTTAGGTAACGTCAAAGAAAGGTTATTGAAACCTGAAAATTTGGTGTATTATGCTAATTTGGAATGCTCATTGTTTCCAAGAACAAGACTTGCGGTTTCATCAAGTGGGTATTATAATAATGAAACAATATCTATTGCGACTATTAATTTCATGAAACCTGGAGGTAAGAAGTTTTTAGATAATTCTTATTTAGATGAAATTACAGGATTAGATAGTACGAGGGGATTAGGACAAAATCAGACAATAGAAAGGGCATCAGATGTTTCCAAAAGTACTAACTCAAAAGAAGATTATAATACAACTATTGGCAATCCGACAAACAATAATTTACTTTTAATTGAAAGTATAAGTATTGATACTCAATTGAACTTATTTCCGTTGGTTACAATCGAAATGCAAGACATTAGAGGACGTGCATTATTTGAACAAGGTGAAAATTCACCATACGCCGTATTTTTTAATTATCCGTATCCACTTTTTTATTTAACGGTAAAAGGTTATTTAGGAAAGGCAATTAAATATCAATTAGCATTGAAAACGTTTAATGCAAGATTTGATACTTCAAGTGGTAACTTTAGAGTTACCTGTACATTTATGGCTTACAAATATAATGTTTTAACACAATTGAAAATGGAATATTTGAAAGCGATTCCATATATGTACAAAAGTAATTATAAAATATCCCCATCGAATACAAGTGGTACTCAGACCGCATTAAATCAAGTTGGTAATACTATTGGAGATGTTGAAACTAAAATAACTTTTAGGGGGTTAGAAAAAATTAAAGAGGTTTATTCTGATTACAAATCAAAAGGTTTAATTCCTGATGACTTTCCTGTTATCACATTACAAGATTTAATTGTGAGATTAAATAAATTAGAGGAAGATATTTTAAATAGTTTTCAAACTGCGGATTTAATGCCATTGACAGATGGTGAAAATTTCAATTTAAATTTGGATGAATTTGCAAATAAAGTATATTATAGTGGAGATAAGTCATGGTTCAGTACTTATTTAGATGAAACTAATTTTTTCATTCAAAAAAATACTAATCAGAAAGTTTACACTTTCAAAAAAGAAATATTAGAAGGAAAGAATAAAGATAATAGAGAGATTGCAATAACGAATTTGAAAGCGTTAATTGATGTTGCAAAAAAAGATTTAGGTATTAATAAAACTTTTGGTAGCCAAGGTCAATACACTATTGGAAAACAAACTTTTCCATCTTCAATACCATTTTCAATCACGTATGAGAATATACAAGTTAGAATGTCAGTAGATGATATTGACTGGGTGGCAACGTACCAACAAAGAACTGGGAGAGAAGGAACGGCAAGTGAAATTAGTGATTTTATATCTAAAAGTCAAACACAATTAAATTCAATAAAGCCAGATGGTAATCAGTCAAACAATTATTATTGGTTTACTTTTGAAGGTACTAATAATTTTGTGGGATTAATACAGATAATGAGAAATCTATTATCGGTTAAATTGGATGAAATACAAGGAAAACTAGCAACTATTTTATCAGAAAGACTTTCAGTTAAAGATAAATTTTTAGGATTTAAACCAACAATAAAAAATGTCATTGCTGTTATTTTGGCTAGTGCCGAGGCGTTTCTAAGGATTATGAATGATGTTCACGAAACAGCTTGGGATAAAAGAGAAAATAAGGATAGAATAAACGCGATATTAGGAGGAGATAAGTCAGCGGTATCTGTTGATGCTAAACAATCAGTAACAACAACTGACGGAAATTTAATACCTATATATCCTTGGCCACAATATTATATAGAAACAAATGATAGTAAAGGTAGGAATTTTGAATTAACATACCCTGGAGACCCAAAAGTGGCTCAAAAAACTAAAGGATATTTATTCGATGTTTGGCCTGAAATCGAATTTGTTGAGGAATATATTAGAGGTAGAGTAACCACAAAAAATATACCTAGCGTTAGTACAGATTCGGTAAATTCTGACCAAATAATAAATAGAGTATCATTGAATGCTATTGATTTTCCAACGTCAAATGCTTTATTCAGAAATCGACAAGACGTTAAATTCTTTTTTGAACTTTGGGAGAGAGTTTATTTATATGCTAACTATGAAAGATTTAGAGGTCCTGATGCCGAAAATAAAATCCAAGAAATTTTAGCCGAAACCGAATTTATCAATATAAAAAATTCGTTAGGTGTAGATTCCCCTTTTTTGATTAAAAAACTTAAAAACTATGGATTTAATGCGACAAATATTATTCCATATCTTTTTAACATTACAAATCAAGGTATTGGGGAAAGTTGGCAAAAATATATAAGAGATATTTTTGTAACAGGATATATCCAATCAGAAGTTGAAAATAGTTTCGTTATATATTCAGAAGATGAAGTTTCATCTAATGTTAATATAGTACAACCCGAACCTAAAAATCTTTCTGGTGTTACAAGTTTTTTAAGTACCACTACAACAAATGGTTTTGATTTATTGGACACATTCCCATATTCTATTGATGGATGGTATAAGAATAATTTGGCAAATGGAAACGGTACTACGTTCAGGGATATAAATAACACATCAAAGGTTTATGTTGTTCATGAAAACAAAAAGTTAATATCTAACTTCAACATAACAACATCGAAAACCCAAAAAAGACCTGTAACCAATTTTAACGTTTATACTCCTGTAACACCTAATCCATCTTTGGTAAATCTTAAAGATTTCTATGGTCAAAGAACGGGCGATAATGGTATAATTAGCCAACAAATAACTGAAGGAAGTATTAACTATTTGAATTATAGTGGTAATGTAAAAAATTTACAAACAACATCTATGTTGAATACACCATTTTTTATTAATGCGGTTACAGAAGGGGTGGATAAATGGTTAACAGGGGATACACACCCGTATGTTTCTGCTTCTTATTTATTCCTAAATAGTTTACCTGTTTCAACATTAAGAGAAAAATACAAGACATTAGATGGTACTACGTCAACTGATTTGGATTATATTTCGGCAACATTAAAAAAATACGGTGCAATACATAGATTACCATATGCATTCATATTGAAATACGGTTCAATTTGGCACAGATATAAAAGATATGTTAATGAAAATGTCGATATTTTAGATGATGTATGGAAAGACTTTGACTATGTTAAAAGTTTCGACCCCGTAACAAATGACCCCAACAAAATTTATTCATTAACGATACCAGGAAATTCCACACCTTCGAGTATTGTACTTGAAAATACGACTTTAGTTTCTCAAGGAACGGTAACACAATTGAATGTTGGTTTTTATCCTCAACTTATAAATAAGTTTAATATTTTTTATAGAGGTTATAGTTTATTTAGTGATTATTCAGATACAACAATACAAAATCAATTAGATAACACTAATAGCGGATTTACTTTAACTTTAAATGCTGATGCTCAAATAAACCTATCAACAGGATATAGTAACAGTAATTTATCAGATGTTTTGTCTGTTAATCCTTGGAGTGTAACCATATTTAACGCAACAGAAAAAAGACAGTTTATTATACCATCATTTGGTTCTAATTTAAATCAAGTAAAATACGAATGTTTTGATGACAAAGAAAAACTGATTGTGAATGTTAAATCTAATCCTGCTGTTTATAACGGTTCGGTTAGAGCGTTTTGGGCGTTACCAAATTACGGTTACTTTGACCAATCAAAAATAAGTAAGCCATTCCCAACAAAATATTTGAAAGAAGTTTTCAGTGGTATTTCTCAACAAGAGGCATTCTCATTTAGAAATAGTTCTGATTATACAACTATTGAAGAAATGTTTTCAGTTTTTAATAAAGATATTTTAGATACATTTGAAATTGAATTCTTGAATTTTTCAAAATCTTTTTATGAATACGAGACAACACTTAGCGGTAGTCAAGTTTATAATAAGGTTGTCCCTGGTGAATTAACGTTAGACACAACTGCACCATTTAAAAATTTCCAATTGTTAATGAGACAAATGATGGCAACGGATTATGTACCAACAACAGGGAATGATTCGTCAATTTTTATACAATCGGTAGAGGAAAAACAATTTTCACAAATAAATAATACTTTAAAAAATTTCTTAGAATATGATGTTGTTGTAAAATACGGTAATCCTGGTAATTTTAATAGAAGATTATTTGATAGTTATGCGACAGTAAACAATATAGAAGATAAAATAACTTTCGGTTATTACGTCCAAAATAGTTTACCGACATCTGCTAATACAAGTTTGAGTTTATTCGATTATATAGCATTAAATCCTGATGCGTGGAAATCATTAGAAACTTATGTTGGATTTTCAACTCAAGACGGTATAAAATATACAAATACTGGGTCAACAATAACTGATTTCTTTATTGATATGAATATTGAATTTACACAACAATCAGTTATAACATTAGCCCCATTGATAAGAATTTATGCTACGCAAAAGAAAATCAATCCATCGTTAAATAGAGGTTCATTTATAACACTATTAAATAATTTCCTTAATGAAAATGCAACATTTTCTAATGGAGTTTTCAATTCATTAATGGAAAAAGTAAGGATAGGGTTACCAAATATTGATGAGTTACCTGAAAGAACAATAACCACTGAACTACAAGGAGAACAGACCAAATTGCAACTTTGGGATACTTTCAAAGGGTTGAATGATACTTGGATTGCGGGATATGATTACACACAAACGACATTTTTAGAAGATGTTTTGATTTTAGATAGGGCGAACAGAAACATATCAGATGAGGTTTTAATTGACCCAATTAAGGTAAGAAATTTATTAAATGAAGGATTAAATTACGATTCTTCTGTTTATAGTTATGTTGAATCATTATTAGATATACATAATTTTGTTTGTATGATGCATCCTGGTTATGTTAATTATTATAATGTTCAAACACCTCAAAAGAATTCTACACCTAAAATAGATAGTGCTCAAGATTTTGGAAATAATCTGTTTGGTACATATTTGAATGTTGATACAAGAGCGGCATCACCAAAACTTGTTTGTGTTTACGCTTCGATTCCGAGTGAACATTTGTATACCGATAAAAACGATACTAATAAATTTAATTCCGATTCATTTAAATTTGAAAGAGTTAGTGATAGTCCTATAATTGAAAATCTACAAAACAAAACAGATTGGGGATTATCAAATAGAGTCGTGGCATTTAATGTTGACGTAGGGGTAAGAAATCAAAATGTATTTCATTATTTTGATGTTTCTCAAGATTTGGGGAAAGAAACAAAAGAAAGTTTGGAATATATGAATAGGATGATAGAACAAAGTGGAGGTAGACAAGCGGCAACTCAAAATTCTTCATTATGGGAATTTTATAAAAAAAGGTCTTATCAATGTAAAGTAAGTTCATTAGGCAACATGATGATACAACCTACAATGTTCTTTAATGTTCGGTATGTTCCTATGTTTACGGGACCATATAGAATTACGGAAGTGAAACATCAAATAACATCAGGAAGATTTGACACTACCTTCACAGGGATTAGAGAACAAATATTCACATATCCGTTTATTCAAAATTACATGCAAATTTTGACCAAAAAATTATTCACGGAGATTTACGAAACAATAAAACAAAAAACAAATACAAATGTACAAAACGACCCTAACGCAAATCAAAACCCAAATAACGTACCTAACAATACCCCTTCGAATAATGTTTTAACAAATAATAGTGATATTGTTCCTAATACATTCTCAATAGATAATCCGCAAAACTGTAAGACAAGTCTTAATAGTGGGTTTACTAATTATACTCAGGCAACAACCCAAGAAACTCGTTTATCAATTAAACAGGTCGTTGATTTAATTAATTCAAACGTGACAGTAGGAAACAATCTTCCGATAACTAAAATGTTGGCGTTTATAACTGTATATTTGGAATCGTATCAAAATAATGAATTTGTGTGTTGGAATAATAACTTCTCGGGTGTTAAATTGAAGTATAAATGGCCGTCAGCGTTAGGTAATAGTTATTTTACTAAAACATACAACTGTCAATTAGATGAGAATGGTATGTCAAATCCTTATGCGGTATTTGATAGTCTTGATAAGACATTTAATTTCTTGGAGAAAAAGTGGGGTCCGATTTCAAACAATTATACCATGACGGCAGAATCATTGGGTGAGGCGTGGATAAGATGTTGGAATAATGGTAATGGACAAAATTCAATGAGTGATACTGATTACAATAGTTTTAAAACAAATAATCAGACACGATATCAAAATATAATTTCAGAAATAACTTCAGGAATGTCATTGGCAAAACAAATGGGACTATAATATAGTACATTTGTTAACTAATGAATATTTATAATAAAATAATAGTATGAATAACGCAAAATTAATACTTGATAATTACTTAGGTAAAAACACAAGACATACTGAGAAAGATTTAGGTGACGGTACTAAACAAGTATGTGATTTGGATACTGGTGAATGTTATACCATTAAAATGAAAGATGGTTTAATTGAAAGAGTGGATAACACAATGAATCGTAATAAAAAAATTCAAGTTGAAACACACAACGGTGTTAAACAATTATTAAACGGTTAATAAAAATGTCTGTAGATAAAAAGATTTTAGAGGAATTAAATAGGTATAATAAAATCAACAAATATTTGTTGGAACAAGATGTTGCGGCAGCACCACCTACGGATGAGCCTGACCTTGCAATTCCTGCTGCGGGAGAAACAAGTCCTGATATGACAGGTGAAGTAACTCCTCCTGTTGGTGATGAACCACAACCTGTGGATGTAACAACCGACCCTGATGTTGAAAAGGTTGATAACTCAGGAAAATCTGAAGAAAAAACAGATGAAGAAAGTGGAACCGAAGAATTGGATGTTACTGATTTAGTAGATGGTCAAAAAGAAATTCAAAAGAAACAGGATGACTATTTTACACAATTATTTGGACATCTTGAAACACTTGAATCAAAATTAGGTGAAATGGATGAATTAATTAATAAGGTTAATTCATTGGAAGAAAAAATCGAAAAATACAGACCAAAAACTCCTCAAGAAAAACTTGAATTAAGAAGTTTGGATTCGGGTCCTTTCAATCAAAAATTATCCGACTTTTTCGTAGATAAAGAAGTTGATTTGGAAAAAACAGGAAAAAATGAATATGTCTTAACTAAAGATGATGTTGAAAACTATACTCCATCTGAAATAAGAGATACATTTAATATTGAAACAAAAAAGAATTTCGGTTTATAATTTGACATAAGAGATTATTAGGCTTATATTTTGGTATACTAAAAATTTAAACTTAATATTATGATGTCAACATTAGATTCAGTCTTAGCACAGTACGAGAAATCAAAACAGTCAAGTTCGGCAGGCACAAACAGAATGTCTCAGGAAGAGCGCATGAAAAAATATTTTGCCGCAATTCTTCCACAAAATCAAAATTCAGCTTCAAAAAGAATTAGAATTCTCCCAACTAAAGATGGTAGTTCACCATTCGTTGAAGCATGGTTCCACGAAGTTCAAGTCGGTGGTCAATGGAACAAATTATACGACCCAGCAAAAAATGATAACGAACGTTCACCTTTAACTGAGGTTTACGAAGAACTTATCAGCACAGGTAAAGAATCCGATAAAGAACTAGCAAAACAATACAAATCACGTAAGTTCTATATCGTGAAAGTTATCGATAGAGACCATCCTGAAGACGGTGTGAAATTCTGGAGATTTAAACATAATTACAAAAATGAAGGTGTTCTCGATAAAATCATTCCAATTTGGAGAGCAAAAGGTGATGTAACAGATTCTGAAAAAGGTAGGGATTTGATTATCGAATTAGCGAAATCTAAAACACCAAACGGTAAGGAATATACAATTATTCAAACAGTTCTTCCTGATGACCCATCTCCATTACATGAAGATAAAGAACAGTTAAATGCTTGGGTTAACGATGAGTTAACGTGGAGAGACGTTTATTCAAAAAAACCTGAAGATTATTTGGATGCGATTGCACAAGGTAAAACTCCAAAGTGGGATAGCGATGCGGGTAAATACGTTTATAATGACGATATTTCAGAAGAAACAACAATGGGTGGTGCGAAAGGAGATTCTTCAAATGAAGAAGCTGACGATGACCTTCCCTTCTAAAAATAAACTTATATAGCATAGATGTGTCTTTTCATGTCTATGCTATTTTTTTAACTAAAATAAAATGGCGATTAAAAAGAAAGAAGTTGTTGAGGTGAATTATAAACAAAAATATTCATCTAAGACAAAATACAAACCATTAGAATTTTACAATTGTGGTGAGGCATTTTATAATGCTTGTGGTTTACCAGGGCCTGTAAAAGGAGCAATTAATATGTTCTTAGGGCACTCGAATAGTAGTAAAACAACAGCTATGATATTGTCAGCGGTGGACGCACAAAAAAAAGGAGAATTACCTGTTTTCATTATAACAGAGAAAAAATGGTCTTGGGAGCACGCGGTAGAGTTAGGTTTGGATGCTCATAAAAATGAAGATGGTGAATGGGAAGGGGATTTTATTTTCAATGATAGTTTTGATTATATAGAACAAGCCACGGATTTTATCAATGAATTATTAGACGCACAACAAAAAGGCGAGATACCTCAATCATTATGTATCTGTTGGGATTCTATTGGTTCTGTACCATGTAAAATGACATTCGAAGGGAAGGGAGGAAAAATGCATAACGCCTCAGCACTTTCAGATAAAATAGGTATGGGACTACATTCGAGAATAGCAAATTCTAAGAAAGAAGATTTTCCATATTATAATACTATGATTATTGTTAACCAACCTTGGGTTGATTTACCAGATAGTCCTTTTGGACAACCTGAAATAAAAGGTAAAGGTGGTGAGGCTGTTTGGTTGGCATCGGCATTAGTTTTTTTATTCGGTAATCAGAAAAAATCAGGTATTAATCATATAACGGCAACTAAAAATGGAAGAAGTATCTCTTTTGCAATTAGGACTAAAATTTCAGTACTAAAAAATCATGTTAATGGTTTAGGTTATAAAGACGGTAAAATTATTGCAACACCTCAGGGTTACATTGAAGATACTAAAGAAGCGATTGAAAAATATAAAAAAGAATATTCACAATATTGGAATGGTATTTTAAGTGGTGACGGTGAAATAACATTTAGCGATACGACTGAAGAAGGGGATGACGAATAAATGACAAGGACATTATTAGTAGATGGGAATAATTTATTGAAGATTGGAATCCACGGTGTAAAAGATTTTTTTCATAAAAACGAACACGTAGGAGGTATATGGCATTTTGTTAATACTTTAAGGAGATTCATCGATGAATATAACTATGATAAAGTAGTTGTTTTTTGGGATGGTCAAGAAAGTGTTACCAGTAGGAAAAAGATATATCCTCAATATAAAGAAAATCGTAGAACCGAATATATCGATGAAACACAAACTGAGTCGTTTGTAAAACAACGAGAAAGAATCAAAGAATATCTTGAAGAAATGTTTGTAAGACAAATTGACATTCAAGGTAATGAGGCTGATGACTTAATAGCGTATTATTGTCAAATTTCTATTGATGAAAGAAAAACAATCTTTTCAGGAGATAGAGATTTGACACAACTCATTTCAGAACAAGTCTGTATCTATTCTCCTAACACAAAGAAATTTTATTATAATGGTGATAAAGTTAAACTTCATGAGTATGAATTTCCACATTATAATATAATGCCTATTAAGGTTTTGACTGGTGATAAGTCCGATAACATAGATGGGATATATTATTTGGGTGAAAAAACATTAGTAAAATTTTTTCCTGAGGTACTTGAAAGTAAAATAAATATATCCGATATTTTAACCAAAGCGGAACAGTTACTAAAAGAAAATAAAAGTAACACAGTGTTACAAAATTTATTATCAGGTAAAACCAAAACAGGTATATACGGACAAGAATTTTTTGAGGTAAACGAAAAGATTGTCGACCTATCCAAACCACTACTCACTGACGAAGGAAAATCAATTGTTGAGCTTTATTACCGTGAAACATTAGACCCCGATGGAAGAGGGTACAAAAACCTCATCAAAATGATGATGGAAAATGGTTTCTTCAAGTTTCTACCAAAAAAAGATGATGCTTGGACAGAATTTATAAGACCATTTTTAAAATTGACAAGAAAAGAAAAAAGAAATTTTAACACACAAAAAAAATAAAAAAAAATGAAAGAACAAGATGTAACAAAGATGGAACTATTACTAACTCTTAATGATAGTATAATAGTTCAAAGGTTTTACAACGTAAGGAATTACAATTCTTCAGCAAAGAATTCGGTAGACCTTTACGAGTTTGTAAAGGAGTTTAAAGATGATTTGATGGAAGATTTGAAAAAGAGGACTGTTACCTACATGATGGATAACATGAATCAGATTATGGAGGATGATAGTGTTCTCAAAACGTCAATGACTGACGGTGCAGAAAATTTCAATATCTATATAAAGAATGGCGATGAGACACTTTGTCATAGACAGTTCGATGCGAAAATATATCCACCTAAAATAAGATACACCGTAGATGTGCGTCCGCACCTAAAAAACGTACTTAAGGGTTTGACTGACATTTTTTCAGATGAAAATTTATCTTATGAATACTTAGACATTCAGTTAGAGGCTTAATATTTATTAAAACACAAACAATTTAGAGTATGAGTTCTGACAAAAATTTCAATTATTTAGGTGAAACATTCCAATTACAACTACTAAACCAAATTATAATAGACAAGGACTTTGCTCGTTCAATTATCGATGTTTTAGAACAAAATTATTTCGAAAATAAGTATTTTAAAATCATTGTTCAAATGATTAAAGAATACTTTTCGAAATATGAATCAAGCCCATCATTTGACACTCTTGAACAAATTACTAAGTCCGAAATTCAACAAGAATTGGCAGTAAAGATTGTTTTAGATACTTTGGTAAAGGTTAAAAACGTTCCTACTGAAGGTACTTTATTCGTTCAAGAAAAAGCTTTAAAATTCTGTAAACAACAAGAATTACAAAAGGCGATAACCAAAGCTCAAAAGGTAATTGACAGTGGAGAATTTGAAAATTATGATGCTTTAGAACAAATGATTATCGAAGCATTACAGGTTGGTGAAATTGATAAAGGTACTGAAGATGTGTTTTATAACTTGGATGATGTATTGAATGATGATTTTAGACATCCAATCCCTATGGGAATACCTGGTATCGATAAATTATTAAAAGGTGGTTTGGCAAAAGGTGAGATAGGAGTGGTTTTAGCACCTACAGGTGTTGGTAAATCAACATTATTAACAAAAATTGGTAATCACGCATTTAACTTAGGTTATAATGTATTACAAATTTTCTTTGAGGACAATCCAAAGGTTATTCAGAGAAAACACTTCACACTTTGGACAGGAGTTGCCCCTGATGATATGGCAAATAAAAAAGAGGAAGTACTAACTAAGGTAAAGCACATCAAAGAAACGATGTCTAATAGTTTGATTTTGAAAAAGTTACCTTCCGATACACACACAATGCAGCAAATCAAAAACCAAGTTAGGAAAATGATTGCTGAGGGTACTAAAATTGATATGATTTTGTTAGATTATATTGATTGTGTTGTACCAGAAAAGAACTTAGGTGATGAATGGAAAAGTGAGGGTTCAGTTATGAGGGCATTCGAAGCAATGTGTCATGAATTAAACCTTGCAGGATGGACGGCAACTCAAGGTAACCGTTCTTCAATTTCAGCTGAAGTTGTTACAACAGACCAAATGGGTGGGTCTATAAAGAAAGCTCAAGTAGGCCACGTTATAATTTCAGTGGCTAAGACTTTAACACAAAAAGAAATGAAATTAGCTACAATTGCGATTACCAAATCGCGAATCGGAACTGACGGTGTTGTATTTGAGAACTGTAAATTTGATAACGAATTAATTGTAATAGATACGGAGAGTTCGGTAACATTTTTAGGTTTTGAGGAACAAAAAGAAGAACAACAAAGAAACAGAGTTCGAGAACTTCTTGAAGAAAGAAAAAAAAGAGAACAGAATAAACAAACAAATTAATTGATTTAATTAAAATTATGGACGCATCGCAAAAGATTTTGTCGGATTTAACTGTTTATATGAAGTATGCTAAATACATACCTGAATTAAACAGACGTGAGACATGGGAAGAGTTGGTAACCCGTAATATGAACATGCATATTAAAAAATACCCACACATTAAAAATGAAATTATCGAGACATACAAATATGTTTATGATAAAAAGGTTTTACCCTCAATGAGGTCTATGCAATTTGGTGGTAAACCGATTGAGATTTCACCTAATAGAATTTACAATTGTGCTTATTTACCAATTGATTCTTTAGACGCATTTTCAGAAACTATGTTCTTATTGTTAGGTGGTACTGGCGTTGGTTATTCAGTACAAAAACATCACGTAGAACAATTACCTGAAATTAGAAAACCAAATCCTAATAGGAACAGAAGATTTTTAGTTGCGGATTCAATAGAAGGTTGGGCTGACGCAATAAAAGTATTATTCAAATCATACTTTGGAGAACAGTTATCAACACCTGACTTCGATTTCTCTGATATCAGACCTAAGGGTGCTATGTTGGTGACTTCGGGTGGTAAAGCACCTGGTCCTCAACCATTGAAAGATTGTTTATTTAGACTACAATCAATGTTGGAAGCAAAAGAAGATGGTGATAAGTTAACACCAATCGAAGTACATGATATGATTTGTCATATTGCGGATGCGGTATTAGCAGGTGGAATTAGAAGAGCGGCTCTTATATCATTATTTTCGGCAGATGACCATGAAATGATTGCTTGTAAGTCAGGAGCTTGGTGGGAACAAAATCCACAAAGAGGTAGAGCAAATAACTCTGCGGTTCTTCTACGTCACAAAATAACTAAAGAGTTTTTCATGGATATTTGGAAACGTGTTGAGGCTTCTGGTGCGGGTGAACCTGGTATATATTTTACGAATGATAAAGATTGGGGAACTAACCCTTGTTGTGAGATAGCACTCAGACCAAACCAGTTCTGTAATCTTTGTGAAGTAAATGTATCAGACATAGAATCACAAGAAGATTTAAATAATCGAGTAAAAGCGGCGGCCTTTATCGGAACACTCCAAGCAGGATATACTAACTTCCATTATCTAAGAGATATTTGGAAAAGAACAACTGAAAAAGAAGCGTTGATAGGTGTTTCAATGACAGGTATCGGTTCTGGTGTTGTACTTGGATATGATATGAAAGAGGCGGCTAAAATGGTTAAAGAGGAAAATGAAAGAGTTGCGGGACTTATTGGTATAAATAAATCAGCAAGAACAACAACTGTAAAACCAGCTGGAACAACATCATTAACTCTTGGTACATCATCTGGTATCCATGCTTGGCATAACGATTATTACATCCGTAGAATTCGTGTTGGTAAAAATGAAGCTATCTATAGTTACTTGTTAGAAAACCACCCTGAATTAGTTGAGGATGAATACTTCAGACCACATGATACTGCGGTTATTTCTGTTCCACAGAAAGCACCTGAAGGGGCGATATTAAGAACTGAAAGTCCGTTCCAATTATTGGAGAGAGTTAAGAAAGTAACTCAGGAGTGGGTGAGAAGTGGACATAGAAGTGGTTCAAATACACATAACGTATCTGCAACTATTAGTTTGAAAACAGAAGATTGGGATTTAGCGGGAGAATGGTTTTGGAATAACCGTGATTTTTACAATGGATTGTCGGTATTACCCCATGATTTAGGAACGTATGTTCAAGCTCCTTTCCAAGATTGTACAAAAGAAGAATTTGAACAATTATTCTCAAAACTACACTCAATTGATTTAAGTAAAGTTATTGAATTATCAGATGAAACTGATTTGAGTGGTGAGTTAGCGTGTAGTGCGCAAGGATGCGAAATTAAGTAAAATTAAAAAAAACTTGAATTTGAAAAGGACACTTATGTGTCCTTTTTTATTTTTATTGATAGTATAATTAGAATGAGTAAGAAAGATAAAAAACCCGATGAATATTATTATAATGAAAACGGATTGATTGTTTTCACAGAAAAATTTCATATTAATAGAGGTTTTTGTTGTGGTAATAAATGCAGACACTGCCCTTATGTTCCTAAACATATTAAAGGGAATAAAAACACAAAAAAAGATTAAGTCCTAATATTTATATTTATGTCAAACGGTATAACATATGGTGTTGCGTTTCCTTTTGTTGAATCAACTGTGGGTGATTATGTAAAATTAACAGAAACTGCAAATGATGAAATAAGAGCCGATTTAATCAATCTTCTATTGACAAGAAAAGGTTCAAGATATTTTTTACCTGACTTTGGAACAAGATTATACGAGTATATATTTGAACCATTGGATACACCAACGTTCGATAGTATTGAAGCCGAAATTAGAGAATCATGTGAAAAATATTTACCTAATTTAAAAATCACAAATATTTCTGTTAAAGCGTTAACTATGGATGAGGAAACATCTTATCTATCAGGTGACACATCAAATAATAACTATAGTTTACCAGGAAAAAATACTTATGAGTATACAGCTAAAGTGAGAATTGATTATATTATTACTGATAGTGTTTTCGGAACTAAAGATTTCGTGATTTTAAATATTTAATATAAATGGCTGAACAAAGAATATCATATACAGTAAGAGATTTCCAAGCAATTAGAACGGAGTTAATAAATTATACAAAGACTTATTATCCCGATTTAATTCAGAATTTCAATGATGCTTCCATATTCTCAGCGTTTATGGATTTAAATGCTGCGGTTTCCGACAACTTACATTTTCATATTGATAGAAGTATACAAGAAACTGTATTACAATATGCTCAACAGAAATCATCTATTTTTAATATAGCAAGAACTTATGGTTTGAAATTACCAGGCCAAAGACCATCGGTTGCGCTAGTCGACTTTTCGATTACAGTTCCAGCAAATGGTGATAAAGATGATGAAAGATATGAAGGTGTTTTAAGAAGGGGTAGTCAAGTTACAGGTGCGGGACAAGTATTTGAAAACATTTATGATATTGATTTTTCTTCACCATATAATGCTGAAGGTTTTCCTAATAGATTGAAAATACCAAACTTTGATGGTAATAACAACTTAATTAATTATACAATTACAAAAAGAGAATTGGTTGTTAATGGTATCACAAAAGTTTACAAACAAGTTATCACACCAACAGATGTTAGACCATTCTATGAATTATTTTTACCTGAAAAAAACATTTTAGGAGTTACCGCAGTTATTCAAAAAGACGGTACAAATTATGCTAACGTACCAACACCTCAGGAGTTTTTATCGCCTGTTGGTAAATGGTATGAAGTAGATGCCTTAGCCCAAGATAGAGTATTCATAGAAGACCCTACAAAACCTACAGATAGACCTGGTGTGAAAGTTGGTAAATACGTTGTAACTAATAATAGGTTTATAACTGAATACACACCTGAAGGATTCCTTAAAATGACTTTTGGTGGTGGAAATACATCCGCTGATGACCAGCTGAGAAACTTTGCAAGAAGTGGTATTCAAACACAAAGTATGCAAACCTATCTAAATAACTTCTCTTTGGGTAGTACCTTAAAATCAAATACTACTATCTTTGTTCAATATAGAGTAGGTGGTGGTTTAGGAAGTAACTTAGGTGTGAATGTTATAAATCAAATCGGAACAGTTTCTTTCTTTGTAAACGGTCCTTCCGAAAGTACGAATACCGCAGTTGTTAATTCATTGAGATGTAATAACGTAACAGCGGCAATCGGTGGTGCGGGATTACCAACATTAGAAGAAGTAAGAAATTATGTATCATTCAACTTCGCATCACAGAACAGAGCTGTAACTATAAACGACTATGAGGCGATTATAAGAAAGATGCCTGGCCAGTTTGGAGCTCCTGCAAAAGTTGCGGTTGTTGAAGAAGATAATAAAATTAAAATCAAGATTTTATCATACGATAGTACAGGGGCATTAACGGCAATCGTATCAAATACATTGTTGAATAATTTGGCTGAGTACTTATCAAATTATCGTATGATTAATGACTATGTTTCAGTTGAAACGGCTGATGTTATCGATTTATCAATTGAGGTGTCGGTAGTGTTAGACGCAAGTCAAAACCAAGGGGCTGTAATAGGTCAAATCATTAATACGGTTTCAGATTATTTTAACCCATCGACAAGACAATTAGGTCAAAATGTAAATCTATCCGAAGTTAATAGAGAGATACAATCATTGAATGGTGTTATATCTATGACCGATTTAAGAGTATTCAATAATGTAGGTGGTCAATATTCGTCATCTGAAACATCTATGTCATATTCAGACCCTGCAACAAAACAAATCCAACCTCAAGATAATACAATATTTGCATTACCTAATCAGGTTTATCAAATAAGATATCCGAATAAAGATATCACTGTTAAAGTTAAGAACTTCCAAACAGTAACGATAAGCTAAGGATTTATTTATTCTCTTACACCTTTATTATTAAGTAACGTGTCGTTTAGAAAAACGGCCAATTAACTATTTATCTTTTAAAGGACAATAATGGGAAATTCCTACAGAATTAAAACAACACCAGGTCAAGACCAAAATATTACAGTTCAAATAGACCAAGATTTTGAACAATTAGAAATACTTTCACTTAAAATAAGACAAGATGAGGTTTATCTGAGAAATTGTTCAGACTATGGAGTTGTTGCGGGTAGAGTTTTTGCTAACAATGGGTACGGTATTCCAAACGCAAAACTTTCAGTGTTTGTTCCTGTTTCAGATGAGGATTTAAATAACCCTGCCATTAGTGCAATATACAATTACAAATCATTAGAAGATACAAATGAAGATGGTTATAAGTTTAACTTATTACCTTATTTACCTTCATATAGCCTCCATGTACCAACAGGTACATTTCCTTCGAGAACTGATGTATTGACTAATGAATTGGTTGGTAATCTATATCAAAAGTATTACAAATATACAGTACAGACAAATGAAAGTGGGGACTTTTTAATTTACGGTGTTCCTGTCGGTAGTCAGACATTAGTAATGAACTTGGACTTATCTGACATGGGACCTTTTTCTATGTCACCTCAAGATTTAGTTCGAATAGGTAGAGCAACTGAAGAACAATTTGACGGAAAAAAATTCAAGTCATCTCCAAACTTTGCAGAATTACCTCAAATAGTTGTTATAAATAAAACAATTGAAGTTGTACCATTTTGGGGTGAAGAAGAAGTATGTCAAGTTGGTATAACAAGAACGGATTTCGATATTACAGCTGAAGCGGGTATAACAATTTCTCCTGTGGCTGTTTTCTTGGGTTCAATCATAAGTCAAACAACTGATGCCGCAATCAAGAAAAGTTGTAAATCAAAAAAAATAACAGGTAACTTATGTAAGATGATTACAGGACCTGGTGAAATTATAGCCATAAGTCAAACGATTCAAAACGATTCCAACGGATTACCAATATTAAAAAAAGCTGCATTACCAAATGGTGGTAAATTAATTGATGCTGATGGAGCATGGATGTTTGATTTACCCATGAATTTCGATTATGTAACAACAAATGAATTTGGAGAACAGGTAATATCGAAAGATGAGAAAGTTGGAGTTCCAACTAAGGCTAAGTATAGATTCAAAATTAAATGGCAACAAAGTAAAAACATATCTGAGGATTATAGAAGGGCTTACTTCTTAGTTCCAAATTTAAGGGAAATGGGGTGGTCTACATCAACTATCGACCCAGCATATACTTCTAATTTGGTTGAGAAATCTTATGCGTTTGACTTAGATTGGTCGGGATATACTAACCCACCTTATAATGTTACCAACCAAGATTTATTGTCTTATATAAATTGTGAAGACAGATTTTATGAATTTGATTATAATAAGGTTTATACGGTAGCAGGTCTAATTGATAACTATAAAGTACAAAGGGCAAGAGAAAATTTTCTTGGTATAAAGAGAATAGATGATAACACTTGTGAAGATACAACAAATAAATTCCCAACGAATGAAGGGGTATTCCATAATAGTATAAATTTTGATATTAACATAATGTTAATCACTATTATTGGAACAATATTGAGACCGTTTTTACTTCTTTATGAAATATCTGCTGCTATAACTTTAATTGTCAAAATTATTCTAATTTATACTATTTGTCCACTAATAAAATTTGTGAATAAAATAGCGAATGCGATTAGAAGGTTTTTCGGTGGGAAACCACTTCCTGACCCCCCAATTTGTGATGTTAGTGAAGTCTTACGTTCCATTAAGTTACCTATGATAACTTTCCCTGATTGTGAATTTTGTAGTTGTTCAGATGCGGATACAGGTAACAGTGAAAGTTCGCCTACTAATTATTCTAATACTTATGATGGATTTATCTATCAATTTAATAATACTGAAAATTGGTCGGTATTATTAAATGATAATGATTTCTACACCTATTTTAATAGTAATTATTGGAATACTGCGGATGATGCTGATACGGTAATAACCTTATTGGCGGGTAGACAAGATAATGATGAGTCTAAATATACTACGGGTACTTTGAATACGGTGAATGCTAGTATAACATGTAATGAATTACCGTTCGGTGAAAGAGTCAATTTATTTAATACTAAGAATCAATATTATTTGGGTAGAAATCAAATTAGTGTAACATATGAACCAGATACAAACACATCTTCACATTTCGATAATACACTTACTTTTATATGTAATGCTGGAAACACAATATTAAGTGCTGGAACCATGTTTACATTGACAGACCCAGCAAACTCTAAAGACCCTAACATAACGGGAAATACTTTAAATAGTTTTGGTACGAATAATACATTGGGGGTTACTAATTATTTGGCAAATGTTACTATCGATTATGCAAATCCTACGAGTCCTACAAGTGGTAATTTATCGGTTACTTATGCGACACCGATACTTTCTGCGTCAACAACTGACCAACTTTATTTATATCCTTCTGATGTTGAATATTATCAAGTTATATCGGCAATGACGATAAGTCAATTCAGAAATATGATACCTTTTGGTACAAAATATCCTGAATCTTTTGGTGACATTATAGAAAGTAGTATGGAATTTATTAAATCATCACCATCCCATACACAACCATTTAAACCAATTGAAGTTATTGACCCTAATGCGATAGTAGTGATAGCTCAAAGAGGAGTTGACCCGTATTCACCTAAGATACCAACACAAATTGATTTAAGTCGAATCTGTGGTCATTCTACGACAGACCCGAATCTTGTTGTTAAAACTGATTTAAGATTAAATGTACCAATTAAAAATACTGTTTCATTAACATCATCCGAAATAATGTTTAATCATAATCCTGGTAGTCCATTAACCAATGCAAGTACCAATAACGGTTTTGATTTATATTTTAATTCTTATATTTTTTCTCCTGACTCATCATATTTGAGTTATGTAACCAATGCTCATACTTATTACTCGAGTCTTGATTACGATTTAATTTATAATAAATTATTCAGTATTAACAGTTCAAATACGGCTACCATATTGGATTCGAATACACCTCTACCAGTTACAAATCCTAAAACATGGTTGGGTTCGGTAGGACAAAAATTTGTATCATCATCGAGTAATAGTTTTTATTATTCTGCGGTTACAGGTACTGCAAGATATTATGGACCTGATGAAAGTATTGTTGGTGGCTCGTTTATGTGGGGATTGACGGTTGCACCGTATTCTAATTATTACTTTAGTCCTGTTTATTCATCAGGTAATACTCTAACGATGAATAACAATAATAGAATTGTAATGAGAAGTGATAGATTACCATCATCTGATTTTGCGGAAACGAATTTAAATAACACTTATGTTTTTCAACAAAATCAACAATTTACCGCTTATCTTTTTCAAGACGGTACAAACACCATATACAAGACAAGTCAATATAATCAATCATTATCAGATAATGATAAATCACCTAATAACTCAATTGAACAAAATGTTTTAACAACATTTGATTGTGGTAATATGCATTCTTTAAAATGTTATGATAAAGTGAATGGTCAAATTACTTTAATACCTAATTGTCCTGATGATGACGCAATTTATAAAATTGATAATAAAAGTACTGGTTGTTATGTTTTTTGTAAAGATTGTGATTTTCAAGCGGGTGATAAATCGGCTTTGACTTCAGCCCCAGGAAAAATATTTAAAAATTTAGGTAATGATATTGTACATTTTGAAGAATATATATTTAGACTGAAATTCTTTTATGCTTTATGTCAGGGAGTGTTATCTGAAGTGTTTGTTAATAATTGGGTTAACGGAACTTTATTTGCTTACCCATTCAAAATAAATCATTACTTCAATTCAAAAAACCAAGTTTCAGACAGAAGTTATTGTAGGGATTTAGTTTATTTACATAATCCCTCAAATACATTTTATTATAGAAGTAGTCCTTGGGTCGGTACGATTAACAATGGAAATTATGTAGGTTCTGAAACATCAGGTTATGGGCAACCTGGTGAAAATGGAAGTAATTTTTCTAATTTGAAATATCCTACGACAATTATGAATTTGGGACCTCGAGATGTGTTCTTACACGAAATTTCATTAAATGGTAATTATGATGGGTATGTAATGGATAAATTTAGTCAAACAACCTATAACGATACTTCGGATATTACTAATTTATTCGCTTTTACAAGAATAATAGATGTTAGTTTCCTCCAACAACTGTTTGGTGCAAGACAATCTGAAAGAAGTATTTTACAGTTATTTAGTAGAGGTGGTAAACGAGTTGACGCTGATTTTGCTCAATCGGTTGCAATCAATTCTCAATTTGGTGTAGTTCCATTTGATGCTGAATTTTATAATACAAGTGTTGTACCACCAAATACGGGCTCTGCTCAGATAGTTGTTGCCGATTATACAAAAGATGTTTATTTTAATGGAAATCTTGTAACATCTAAACCTTTTGCCATGATGGGAATATTCTTTGATTCTGGTAGTGAAGGTGTACAAATAAGAGATTATATTTCACCTGTAAGAACGATTAGATACAATCCAACAATACAGATTTTTGGATATGATTATATACCCGTTAAATCTCAGAAAACACCAAATTACAGATGGACATTTACAAATCCAAATCAGGATAATTATAATTCAACAACAATATTTGGTACTCAGAGAAATAATTGGGTGACAAGTTCTGCGGCGGTAACTGCATCATCTAATAAAAAATATCAAGAATTAGACAGATTTGATAGTAGTTTATATTCATATCAAAATGTACCATTGAGTAATCAATACAGTGCAAGAGGTTATATATATTCAGATGATTCAACTCAATTCCCAATAAGAAATTTGAATCCATATGTTGTTGCTAATCCTCAAGACCAAATAGTTGGAGCACCGTGGTATTTTTATTTTGGTTTAGTTAAAGGTAGTTCAGCAATAAATAAATTTAGAGATAAATATATAGGTGAGACAACATTAAATGAGTAATTCAAATCAATATCATATAGTATTAGGTTCTTTACGTTATAAAACGGCAATAGATACAGATTTAACGTTGAATATTCCGTTTGTAGGTCAAGAAAAAGAATTAAACGAGTACGATAGAAATAATGTTGTTAGTCTTGCTCAAGTTTTTGATGATGAAAGACAAGCATCTTCAATATTCAGACCAACAGCAGATATTACATATGTTTTTTATAATGCTTATAGTGGTACAACAGGTATAAATGGTAATGATTATAAACCATTTACCAATAATTTATATTATTTGAATACTATAAATTCTTTCGGAACAAGTTTATGGTCAGGATTTCCACAATATACTGAATTTGATTTGGTTAGGACAGATAATAATACACCTGGATACACTACAGGTGGTGGAAGTACACCGCCCCACATGTATTTTATAAATAAACTCTATGCCAAATATAATTGGATGTTTTATTTAAGTTATGCGTATGAAAATGATTATACAAAAACTTTGGAATATTATAGTGGAACATCAAAGATAATTAGTTGGAGTTGTGGAGACGGAATCCCATTTGTTATTCAAAGACCATATAATCCTGATGGACAAGATTTGATATCATTTATCTGTCCTGCAAAACATGGATTGTCTGTTGGGGAATTTGTAGAATTAAACATTGCGGGTTGGAATGGATTTAATGGAAAAAAAGTTTTCGAGGTTTATTCATTGGGGCAAGAAGGTGCGGGTTCAGATGAATATATTTTCAATTTATACAATTACGGTTTTGGTTCTAGTTTGACTAATCAATCAAGAGGAACATTCAAGAGGATAATTGACTTGGTAAATTCTGCGGAGACTAAATCAATTTATTATGTAAGGAAAAACAAGATTCTTACAAAAGTTGACGATGCAATTGTAACTAAAGCGGGATTTGAAATGAATGGTTTTGACAAACGAAGACAATATGAATATCCTACTTTGACACCTGATGGTGTCGGAAGAGTAACAACAAAAGAAGCAAATAATTCATTTTTATTAAGTTTCTCAAGGGATGTTGATATTAGTACATTAGTTGATAATCTAAAAAGACCAATAACAGAACTTTATTTTACGATAATCAATAAGGGTTACTTTGGGTGGTTTAATCCACCATTAGATAATACAGTTCAATATTATCCTTCTTTGAGAGTTGGGTACGATTTTAATTTATCTACTCAAATATCTTCATATTGGAGACTAACAAACAGAGCGATTAATAAATCAAATATACCAACTGATAGTTACGTAAGAACTTTGGATGGAAAGTCATATAAATTCTACTTCAACCAAGATTTAAGTCAAGGTGATGTTATTGATGGGGACTTTTGTGAATTCAATTATTCAGAACAGAAAGAAAGAGTGATATCTAATTGTTATCATAAGTTTGTTTTCAATAACTTACTTTTTAATGTTAATAAAAGTCCTTTACAAAGTGTTAATCCACAAGGTTATTATTATCAACCATATACACCAATTACTTTAAGAGTTTATTCGGATTATATTGAAGAAGGTAACGTAAATACAACTGAAGGTATACCTAACTATGCTTACTATTCGAAGTATAGAAACGCCATGATTTGGAGAGATTTGTATACTTATGGATATGTGGATAGTACTGGTTTGGGTGTGGATTACCCATTCTTAAACGGAGCTCATTATCCATCAACTAAATTAATATTTAAAGTAATGCCTGAAGGGTATACTCATGAAAGTATTACAAATATTGCCGACCCGTTAATTGACCCTTGTGAATAAGTATAAATTTACATTACCGATAAATAATGACCAAGAGTTGGTTATTCCAATTGAAATTGATTGGGATTTTACCGATAAAACAGATGCATTGGCAGCATTTGAGACAAATGCGATTAAAGAAATTTTAAATGGTGATAAGGATTTTGAGGTAGAAAGATTTGCTCACGAAGGAATTGTGAATCAATATGGGTATATCTCCGAAACCGATGTAAATTATGAATTTTATTTTACACCGTCATCGAATGTAAATAATGCCTTTTGGGCACCTTCATATACATCACAAGGATTTACAAATAAAGAAATATACACCTATGCGAATTCATTTAAAAAATCTTTTTTTAAATTGGATTTGTATGATTCAACTGATTTAAAGACACAAACAATATATGCAACAATAATAATTCCAACACAACAAGGAACAACAACGCCAGCAACCGTTGATTATCAAGTAGTGAATATAAAACAACCAATATTCCAACTTGATTATTTGGGAGATAAAGAAGGTTTCTTTATTTATTGGTTGAAGAGTAGAGATTTTTTAAACATAGATACTTTCTATATGACAGCCAAATTCTTTGATGGAAAAAGTGGAATATTTGTGAAGATGATGAATCGTAATCAAGATTCAATCAATGGTAACAAATATAATTTTCCCCAAGAAAAATATTTTTATTATAAAGTTGCTTTGAACTATTCCAATTTTACATATAAGATATACGACATATCGAGTAACATCGAAGTACAAGTCGGTGATAAAAATAACCCAATCAGGTGGTACGAATATATTAATCCTTAATTATGGTAGATAACGAATATTATGTGAGAATATCACCCGAGGTAATTCAAGACGATATTTTTCAAGTATGTTACCCAAGTGGAACAACTTACCCAAGTGGTTGTACGTATGTTTACTCATCAATGACTGAAATTTTGTCAGGTGGAACGGGAGGAACGTCATTATTGACAGGTCTTACGATTCCAATTTTATTTACACAATCAGGAGTTGATGTTGGGTACTATTCAATTTTTGATGGTGCGATATCTCAGGCCGATGTGGTAAGAAACTTTTTGTTTTCCGCAACCACTGGTTCACCTAATAAAGTATACTTTTACAACACATCAGAAACTCAATATAAAAGTTATCTTCTTCTTTCATCATATACTGTTGATTGGGGAGATGGTAGTCCGATACAGACAATAACAACAAACTCACCTAATTATATTACCCATGATTATTTGAATAATGGGGTGTATACAATAGTATTAAGTCAAAATAATCCTTGGGGTGTAAATACCGTAAAGAAAACAGTTACAATACCATATACACCAACCACGATTACAAACCCTAATGGTACGGCATATTTTACACCAAATATAGGTTCTTGGTCGGCAACACCAATATCGTATGATTATATTTTTAGTGGAGATGCTATCAATTTAATTTCGGCTCAAACATCTGACAAATATGTTTCAGTACCATTTTTAATGAGCGGATATACAAAAAGTAGAGTTACTGAATTAGCGTCATATGGTACACCAAAATATCAATTAAATACACCGATTTATGATGTAAACAATCAAATCTATGGTTACATAACTTCAATGACACCACAATTAACAGGTTATACAATTCAAGATGTAAACTATGTGGATTTTGTGGATGGTACGACTATTTTTATTCTTGACTCATACGGATTAACTGCTGATTGGATGGTAGAAGAACCTATGGTCAAAGATGAGGCGTTATTGAACGTAGTAATGCAACCTGAAGTACAATCTGATATATTCATAGAGAGAGGTAAGAATGCGGTAATTGAAAAAATTGAAAGATTAGGGGAAGTAGATAATATTGGGGATTTAAAAAATTACGGTTATGGTTATTTTAATTTTAGAATAGCACAAAACCTAAGATAAAAAAAGATTAATAAAGTATTTATAAAATAACAATTAAATAAAATGGCAATAGGTACTTATGGAGTTGTAAGACCATCTGATGTATCACCTGAAGATGTGGAAATAATTTTAAATTATACTCCTTCGAGAGATGCGACAGACAATTTTGTGTTGAAAAAATTAGATGCGAAGACATTGTTGAGACCGTATTTTAATAATGCGGATACAGGTGGTAATGCTAATGTGGAAATATTAGGTGGTTTATATAATTTGAAGTTACCAGCAACTGAATTTAATAAGTTGGGAATTTATACGTTGTATATAAGACCAGCACAAATCAGAACAAAAATAAATGATTGTGGTGTTTTATCCGCACTTCCAAATATTAAAGGTATTATCATCAATTTAGATGATGTTCCTACACAGTATAAGAATAAATTTGTTGCTCAAGGATTAGTTGGTTTTAGAGTGGAATATTTGAATGATGATGGAACAAAAATTCCAAACTTTTTCAGAATTATAACTTCTAATTTTTATTGTGAGCCTGTGACACAGAATCTAACTAATACTGCTCAAAAGGCGATTAGATATAGATATGTGGATGGAGTTACAAACTTAATGTTCTGTACTCTTTCACCATCATCAGCACCGACAAATAAACCTAATGCAACACCGTTTATTGGTCAACCAGCACAAAATATAATCATTACAAATACATTCTTTAATCCAATAACAATGGATATTGAGATTGCTGAACACGACTTCTCAACAATTGCGTTGGCACTTTACGGTAACCAAACTAAATCAATTGATGACGGTATATACACAATCTACGATACTTCTAATAACATCTACAAACAATACAATCTTTATGAAATTAGAGATGAGTTTAACAAGTTGTTATATGAGGTTAGAGAAGATAGAGGTAATAATATTGATTTTAGTAAAAACTTCACAAGTATTACACAATAATGAGTAGAAAATTTTATAGATATCCCCCAAGACCGTCAAGTGGTGCTGGGACTTTCTCGGATGATTTAGTTGGTTTTCAGCTAGTCCAAGGGGGAGGTCTTACTCAAGGCAATTTCGAATTCACAACAGGTATTGTTGAAAAGGTAAATCGAAATTTCCATATTGGTTCGTTTTCATCACCTATTTCATTAAACACTCTAAACATTACGAGTGTTTTAGAATCCAAACAAATATTTGCGAAAGAATTTAGAGTTTACCCCAATTTCGATTTATCTGAAATTTCAAGGTTTACTTTATACGGACCTTTGACAAATAGGATGATTGCATCAATTACTAAGATTATCCACTTTTTCCCTGGTGCAATCGAAATCAATAGTCTTAAACCTGATTCATCATCAGGTGTGACAGCATTTAACGCTGTCTATGACCCTGTTGAAAATATAACAACGTTTGAGATTAATACTCAAACTTTCAGTAATCCTTTCGGGTTAGATTATAGTATTAATTCGACAAGAAATATTGCGTTATTGGATTATGAAGTTTCACCTCTTAGAAATTTTACGGTTGAATACCCTAAATATTCTTTGTTTATCGGTGAAGAAGATTATCCATTGGTATTTTTACAACCAACTCAAACTTTATATTCAGGAAATTTGGAAATTTCTGTTTCGGGAAATCCATTTTCAAGTCAATCAAGTTCAATAGAATATCTTGTTATCAGACCTAATAATTATTATTCTGATAAATCATTAATTGAGCCATTCGATGAAGTGGAAAAATTCTTATTGAACAGGTTGGTATCACCAGCATATACTGCAAGTTTCAAAGTACCAAAACAATCCGAGGATGGTGTGACTTATGTGGATTATCAAACCGTTACTTGGCCATTGAATGGTAGATGGAACTTGGACATTGTTTCACCAGCATATGATGAATATCTTGCTCAGGTGAGTGATATTGCGGAGTCGTTTGACTCATTCAGAACGAATTTGGTAACAAGATTTTTAACAACACAAGCCTTCAAAGATTTTGATACATCAGACCAAAAAATACAGAAGATATTATCAATATACGGTAGAAGTTTTGATGAGATTAAAAAGTTCATCGATACTTTGGCTTTCATGACATCGGTTAACTACACGGTTAAAGATGATATTCCGTCACAACTTCTGAAAAATTTGGCCTACACATTAGGTTGGCAGATTAATGTTTCTCCGATTACTGAGGATGATTTCTTACAATCTGTATTTGGTAATGATAGTAAAATAGAATACCCTGGTTATTCAAGAGCCAATACCCCAACTGAATTAAACTATCAGTTTTATAGGAATCTTATATTGAACGCGGCATATTTGTTCAAATCAAAAGGTACAAGAAAATCGGTTGAGTTCATGTTAAGATTAATCGGTGCTCCTGAGGCTTTAGTAGAATTTAATGAGAACATTTATATTGCAGGACAGCGTATAAACATGGGGGATTTCGAGAAACAATATGCTCAAATCTCAGGTGGTACTTATAGTGTTGACTTACCTGTTTATGATAGTGGTGTAACGTTTACAATCTTGTCAAATGTTTATACTGGTTTCACGTCACAAACGATTGTGTCAGACGCTGATGCAACTTTGGCGGATTATCCTGTAACAGCTGAAGGTTATCCAAAACCATTACCTAATACAGAGAATTATTTCTTTCAAAAAGGAGCAGGATGGTTTGAATTGGTTGAGGCTCACCAAAGTCCTCAAGAAGTTAATCAGACAACAAGTGTTTTCACTGGTCAAAACTTCAATATTCAAACACAATTTCAACCGTTTACTTATGGTCAAAAATATTTGGAAAGATTCAGAACATTCCCTTACATGACGTTAGGTTTCAATCTAATTCGAACAATTGATAATAAGAAAAGTTGGCCGATTACGGACACTGGTTTAAGAATAGGTAGTGAGAGTGGAAATTATGGTGCATATTACTATGTTCCAACAGAAAAAGCAGTAATCAATGTAAAAAACATAGATTTATTTTTGAATCCAGCACAAGGTTTGTGTTATGATGTTTGGTATATGTCAAACAAATATGATTATCCAATACCAAGTACGGGATTAACATCACCATATCCACAACCAGGTGGAATAGATTGGACTTTCATTGACCCGAAACCGAGTAAAAAAACATTTTTTGAATTTGCTCAGACGTTTTGGTTGAATATGATTAATACAAGAAACAGACAATTCAGTACTGACGGTAAAACAAGTGGTTATCCGACATTACAGTCAATTTATTGGAAATATTTAACGTCTCAAGAGGCAATCAATATACCAAACGATAATTTCACTTATGAAACCATGATTAATTATGTTACTGGTTTGGGTGATTATTGGGTTAGATTGGCAGAACAAATGATGCCAGCATCAACATTATGGATGGGAGGAACTAAATTTGAAAACTCAATTTTCCATAGACAAAAGTTTGTTTATAGATTACAAACAGGTTGTCAAATTCTACCATTACCATGTAATCCATGTGGTTTACTTGGAAATATTTTCCCTTATGCTTGTGTTGAGGAACAACTTACTTGTAATGTTTATCCTTGGGATAATAACAATACAACTGTAACATCTTTTAACGATGTTTTATATCAAACATTATTAAGTTATTTGAATGCGAATTCGATATCTATATTTAACTGTTTGATGTCAACTTTGGAGACAACATGGTATTTGGATGTTAAGTTAGATGGAAGTACGATAATGCAATTACCATTCTATACAGGGTACGGTGTAAACGATGTACCTAGTACAGGTTTTTGGTTATACATTTTACAGAATAATCTTCCAAATTTATTAGTTGATTATGGATTGGGAATAACTTTTAATACGAGCGAAAACCCAACCTTTGTTATTTATAATTTAGGTTGTGACCCGAGATTTTATGATAAAACCTTTGAATTAAACATAGGATTAGATTTTAATATTAATTGTAATTAATGGCGATAGCAAACGGATATAATGTTTTTATAACAGGAGATTGTCAAAGTTTAAATGTTGGTGTAATTGATTTATATCCAACTTTTGGTACGCCACCTTATACAGTTGATTGGGTATTACCGAGTTTAGGTATTGACCCATTGGTTACGAATTCGACAAGAACAGGTTTAAGTGCGGGTACATATAATATTTATGTTACCGATTCAACAACACCAGTCAATCAATATTTGGAAATAAATCTACAGATATCTTCGGGTATTTGTTTAAATTTAGAGGTTACCTCAGACACTACTTGCGGTAATGATAATGGTTCTTTAATTGTTACTGCTACAACAACAACGTTACCTATTGTTTATAACTTATACGGTTATTTAAGTGGTACGAGTTATTTAGTTAGTTCAACTACGGCATTTACAAATTCATTACCTTATTTCGGATTATCAGCAGGAACATATTATGTTGAAGCATTCGATAATGGTGGATGTTCAGGTTCTACTGGTACTTGTGTTATTAAAGATTCTACCAACTTTGATTATGGATTTTATGTGGTTAATAATTCACCATGTATAAATGTCAATAACGGTGCGATTTATATAACAGGGTTGACAGGAAATCCGCCTTACACCTATACTTGGACTTCAGGACAAACAACTCAGGTTATAACAGGATTAACAGATGGTATATATACTGTAACAGTTACGGATTTTTATGGTTGTACGGTAACGAAATCAACAACGGTTTCAACGGCACCTACTTTAGGTATTGTTGGATTCTCAAACACATCACCAACTTGTTTTTCAAGTGATGGGATAGTTACAGTCAACATATCGGGAGGTACACCACCGTATTATTATCAATTTTCAAATGGAAGTAATAATATACAATACGGGCAAAGTATTACATATGTTGGATTATCTACAGGATTTTACACTGTAATAGTTACAGATGCTGCTTTATGTTCAGTGACAGGTTCAACAAGTATTTATACACCAAATTCGTTTCAACAAGTTATAGTTGAACCAACAAATTCTCAATGTTCTGATTCAAGTGGAAGTATATTAGTTACTGTGGTAGGTGCATCACCACCGATAACGTTTGAATTAACAGATTCTTTAAATAATACAACTACTATAGTTGGAGGACCGAGTGCTTTCTTTACAGGACTAACCTCAGGTAATTATAATTTAGTAGTCTCCAACTCAGGACCTTGTGTATATACTCAGACTATAACGATACAAAACATATATGCGTTTAATATATCAACTTCGACAACAGGTACTACTTGCGGATTGAATAATGGTATAGTTGAAGTGTCGGTAGATACACCAGGAATTTATAACTATCAATTAGGTTCAGCGTTGTATACTAATACCACAAATCAAAGTGTTATTTTTGATAACTTACAACCTGGGTATTATGTTGTTACAGTTTCAGATGCAAATCCTGATACATTACCTTGTGTACAAAATTATGGGTTTATAATATCAGGTTCTGAAAATGTAAATTTCACATTATCAAATACAGGATGTGGAACAGGTTCTGAAGGTACAATAACGACATTAATAACAGGTGGAGTACCACCATTCACTTATAGTTGGACACCAAGTGTCGCACCTCAGACAGGAATTTATATCACAGGTTTAACAGCGGGAACTTATACATTAGTATTAACAGATTCTAATGGTTGTAGTGCGACAAAGAGTACAACAATAGTTTGTAGTTCAGGAATAAGTACATATGCGGTGTTCAATGTTTGTCAAAGTGAATTTACTGAAACAGCAGGTGAAAAACTTGAATTATTACAAATGTTAAATAATGGATATTATGCTCTTACATCAGGAGAAACAGGGTGTTCTTTGACTAGTGCTGATTTTACGTTATTAGTAAATGTGGGTGGAACGGCTTATACAAACACATTTTACACGTCAACGTCATTATTAGATGTTCCGAGTGTTAGTACTTACGTATCTGTATTATCAGGTATTTTAAATACAATACCAGGGATGGGAACAGTTAATATAAATACTGAATTTAACACCATACAATTAACCACTGATTGTGAATTAACCTTAGCCGACAAAAATGTGACAATACAAGTTGTTATTGATTATAATATCTGTTGCGATGCATGATTAAAAATTTTTTTTAGATAATTATACATAGTGGCATCATCTATAACAATATCGAGCGTAACAGGAACATCACCGTATGACATTTATGTTTGCGATGTGTTAGGACAACATTGTTTTTTGGTACAATCGGGAGCAACGATTATTCCAACAACAATTACATTACCTGTTTATTTTGATTTTGCACCTGCGGTGATGATTTCAATTATAGATTCAAATGGATGCGAAACGTTTCATATCGTTGATTGTAATCTATTACCACCTACTCCAACACCTACTCCAACACCTGGTTTATCACCTACACCTACTCCGACAGTAACACCAACGGAAACTGTAACACCAACTCCTACACTTACTCCAACGATAACGCCAACAGAAACTTCAACACCTACTCCAACTCCGACACCTACTCCGACACCTACTCCTGCAGCGTTCTACGCTTATTTATTCCCTGAACCACAAGACTCGACATCACTTACTGATATCGGTACGTATATGTATAACAATGGTTCAACTAGCTTTTTAGGTTATGGTAACGGTGGTGTACCAAATACAACAGATTATTCCAATAACCTTGATATCTACGCCCACTACTCAGGTTTTACAGGAGTACCGTTGACAAATTTTGTGACACCTGTAACATCACTATCTTCACCAATACGACAATTACCTGGTGTTGGTGTTGATACTTATGGTTGTCCAGTAAATCAATACACTTTTGGTACTATTGAAGTAACAACGAGCGATATTAATCCTAACATAGAATATTTCTACAGTATTTGGATTCCATTGAATGGTGTTGGTGGTACAATGAATAATATGACAGTTGATGCGGGTGTTGGTATTGCTTGTTCAACTAACATTATATACAATGGTATACCAGACCCTACGTTAGCATCGATAGATGTTACCGTTACATCGGGAGCAGCAATCCCTGCTGGAACATATAGAGTTTTATGGATTACACCACACCTACTACAACCACCAATACCACCTCAAGTAAACTCAATTTTTATAAAAGGTAACGTAAAAAGTTAAAAAAATATATTTATAAATGATGTCAAGTTTACCTTATAAAAATCCGATAAGTGCTGACCAATTATCAGGACCTCAAAGTGTTGTAAGACAAGTTACTTACGGCACAAATTTTTCTGTGTCTTCTGTTGGTGGTTACATGGAAGTGTACAACCTTTCGGATTTAGATTTAACGTTAACTGCGGCATCATATCCTTCTTTAATTGAACTTACGGCTAATACAATCCCTATTACTTTTACAAAAGGTAATAATACCTTTTTAGCACCTGATTATATAACGCTTAACTCTGATAATATATCATCTGGTAGAAGAAGATTAGGTATGTTAGTTTACGTTAAAGAAACTGATTTAGTATACCAATATGTAATACCAAACTATGATACACTATGGGCGGCATTAACAGGGTTGACAGGTTTTTCGGCAATAACGGAAAGTGCTTACTCAACGGTTGTTAATAATCGTTCGCAAGCAGGTCAGGATTTTATAGATGCTTGGACGGCATCAACTATCGAAGGTATTTCAGGGTATACAAGTTCAAATGCAAGATGGAGAATTTTTCATGGTACAGATACCTTTGTTACAGGCGGTACTTATTATTCGGGTTCAAGTATTTTAGATTTATATAGAAATGATGGTGTTACGGTAAGTATAACAGGTGTAACGGCAGGTACATCAGGTGTGAATGGTACATCAGGTACAAGTGGTACGGATGGTAGTTCAGGGACTGACGGTAGTTCTGGTACGGATGGTAGTTCTGGAACAAGTGGAACCTCTGGTACTAGTGGAACATCAGGTTCATCAGGTACAGATGGTAGTTCAGGTACTAGTGGGACTTCAGGAACTGATGGTAGTTCTGGTACAAGTGGAACATCGGGTACTAGTGGAACTTCTGGAACATCAGGTACTAGTGGAACTTCAGGTTCATCAGGAACTGACGGTAGTTCGGGTACTAGTGGAACTTCAGGTTCGTCAGGAACTTCAGGTACTAGTGGAACTTCAGGTTCATCAGGAACTGACGGTAGTTCGGGTACTAGTGGAACATCAGGAACATCAGGTTCGTCAGGAACTGACGGTAGTTCAGGTACTAGTGGAACATCAGGTACGAGTGGTTCATCTGGTACAGATGGTAGTTCAGGTACTTCAGGAACATCAGGTACTAGCGGTACTTCAGGAACATCAGGTACGAGTGGTTCATCTGGTACAGATGGTAGTTCAGGTACTAGTGGAACATCAGGTACTAGCGGTACTTCAGGAACATCAGGTACGAGTGGTTCATCTGGTACAGATGGTAGTTCAGGTACTAGTGGAACATCAGGTACTAGTGGAACATCAGGAACTTCAGGTTCATCAGGAACTGATGGTAGTTCGGGTACTAGTGGAACATCAGGTACTTCAGGTACAAGTGGTTCATCTGGAACTGACGGTAGTTCTGGTACATCAGGTACTAGCGGTACATCAGGTTCGTCAGGTTC